ACTCTGCCTGAAACTTTTCATTGAGTGGATGAAAGGTTAATAAATGACTCAGACACTGCAATGCCGAGTTCATATAACATGTATTTCCTAAATTCGCAAGTCCTTTGTTTCCCGCATAGATTGTTTTACTCATTTGTGTAAATGATAGGTTATGTTTTAAGTGTAGTTTTTGTTTGTGTACACACTAATCTGTACGAATGGTCAAATTTTGCGGAATAATGAAACCACTTAAATAATTTTCCTCTGTTTCTCATATATACTATGAGTGACGTTTCCGACCCTGTTGTGCAAGAAATGCTTTCTGATCCCGCACCCGCTGAAGACCCCGCACCCGCTGAAGACCCCGCACTGGAAGACCCCGTGCCTGCGCCAGCGCCAGAAGAATCTGCGCCTACGACTCAGGAAGTGGTTCAAAATGTTCAAGAGATATTGTCATCTACTGATACTTCTGCATCAGGAAATGATTTAGAAAATCGTGTGAAAGTGTTAGAAGAAAGATTAGAGAAAATTATCGACGTTTTATCCAAACAACCAAATGGTATGGGTGGATTTATTTATCAATAATTTTAATATTTAATGTAAATTTTATTAAATTGCTTAGTTAGAGTAAGCGAGATATGAAATAATCGGATATATTTTAACTTAGTTAGAATATGCGAGACCACCCATACCCGACATGATGCGGAGAACATTGTAATTGACTGCATGGACCGTATCTACTCCTGCTGTGAAACCGGATATTTGAGCATTATCAATACGCGAGAAGTTGCAGGTTCCCGAGGGTTGATGTTCTTCTGGTTTGAGGGCAAAAGAATAAACGGCGATAGTATCAGCTTGCGCGGAAGTTGCTGCAGCAGTTCCATTTGAGGTTAATCCGCCTGCTCCACTGTGATAATCATGGACTTGAACACGAGTAAAGTATTTGAAATCGCGTGCAGAGAAACGATCATGGCCATTTAATTTGAGAAGGATACTTCCACCCCTAATTGCTGTTGCGCTGGTTGCGGTTGAGGCAGTGTTGTTAACAAAATTCAATTTCAGTGAAGAAATTAATTCTTTTACCGGGTGGTTGAAATTAAGATCAGTACTATTAGCACTCCAAGACTGTTCTTGAACCTGTTCAATTAAATATTCATGAGAAACCTGAGCAAATCTACGACGTTCATCGGTATCAAGGTAAATGTAATCGCAATAAAGCTTATTTGAAGCAGTTGTTGTATTGGTCCAACACGTTCCGATTTTGTGTTCTAAGATAACCTTTACTTCATGATACTGAAGTGCAATTAAAGGTAGAGCAAGGCCGGGATTACGGCAAAACCAAAATTGTAGAGGAACAAATAATGTTTCTTGATCTCCAGCCTGAACAGTGGCCGAAGTATTTACACCACCCATACCAGACATTTTTTGAAATAGTGTGCCACCAGTAATAGTTGTGCCGGTATGTATTAAATTACCAACTAAAGCCGATGGATTAGGTTGAGTTAGTTCAGCCCATACTTCCATCCAGTGACCAGTATGTTTATCAATTTTTTGACCACCAATCTCGAGTTCGACACTATCAATCCAACCAACACCTGGATTAGAATGATTCGCATCTCTTCTACCCGCAACTTCAATATACATTCTACCAACTAAATCACCGTTGCGAGAAATAGTTGCAGTGCAGCGACCGTCGGTAGTAGAATTGCCATTCCAGGTCTGCTCAATAGCCTCCATCGAGAAGTTGGTGTGTCTGCGGTAGACAACCTTGAAGAAAGTGATCTGCGGGTTACCCGTAAGGTAGATATCCTGAGCGCCATAAGCAACAAGCTGCATAAGTCCTCCTCCCATAGTATGTTATACCACCTTCTAGAAAAAAATTTAACGGCGTCTAAACCTATTAAAAAATCCGCAGATATGTATTTGTCTGTGAATTTTCTTGGAAAATGTGTTTTATGAATTACACTCTAGTTCTTAAAACTCAATTAGTTGTATTTAGTTGTATTTAGTTGGAGTAGGCAAGACCACCCATACCACTCATGATACGAAGTACATTGTAGTTGACAGCATAGATGTTTCCGGCCTCCCCTGGACTAACCGAAAAGTTGAGTTTGGCACTGTCAATGCGAGAAAAGTTGCAGGTTCCCGATGGCTGGTGTTCCTCTGGCTTGAGTGCAAATGAGTACACATTGATCTTCTTTGTCATATTCGAGGTTCTCGCATGCATGACATCACCTGCATCAGCGACAAAAATAACGTCTCTCCCCGACTCTAAATCTGCGAATGACATTTTCGTGTCCAGGGTAACTAACAGTACTTTGGCGGCATCGTCTGTCAAATCAGTTGCTGCGCTAGTACCTTGGAATTTGTTTTTAGTAAATGCATCATTCCCGGCATCTACCTCGCTCAAATGAACAACCCCATCTGCGCCCTGGATCGCGGCTGTCGAGTTTGAGAACAATCCCGTGATCTTTGGAGTGAATACTGTAAATGTCCCCCCTGATGCATCGTGTATCTCTATGTATAATTGCATTCCTACTCTCAAACTATTTGTTTTGATGCAGGAATTATTATCTAATGCGCCAACAAGAAAAGCACTTGCTTCGGTATCTGCACTGTAAAATTCATCGGTCGCAACAAGGTCTGAAAGAGTGACCGGGTCTGCGCTACCAGACCCATCTCCGGTCCGCCCTATCGTTACCAGCGTCAAATTACCTGCAGCCATTGCAGTTGAATCTAATCCCTGTCCATCCGTGTGAATACCGGGCACAGAACCATGCAATGAATTACTCTCGACACCTTGCAGAATTGTGTGTGACATCGGGAAATTGTTTTTGGGAACAGCTGTGTGGTAATCATAGGGTTGACGAAGCTGAAAGTATTCTTCTTCTTGGGCTGCAAAGCGATCGTGACCGTTCAGAGTCAGCTTCGCCGTTCCATAAGCATTCGTGGTTCCGGTCACCCAGATTAATTCTTTCACGGGATGATTGAAGTTAAGCTTTTTGTCGCCTGCACCTGTCGTGTATGTGTCTTTTTGTACCTGTTCAATCAAGTATTCGTGCGAAACTTGGGCAAATCGTCTGCGCTCATCTGTGTCAAGATAGATGTAATCCGCCCAAACCTGACACGTGGATGCCGATGGCACCGCAACCCCCCTTGAGACCTGTGCGGCTGTTCCCCAAGTAAACTTAAGCTTGACCTCGTGATATTGAAGAGCAATCAAAGGAAGCGCTAATCCAGGGTTTCGGCAAAACCAAAACTTTAATGGAATCTGAACATACCCAACACCAAGTTGGGTAGTGCTGGCCCCCGATGCATGTTTCGCGTCTTCTGCATCACATTTCATGAGTTTAAGGGCAGTTGCTTTGCTATCCGGGGTCGTAAGCTCATCCCAGACACGATGCCATTCAGCATAGTGACGGTCAATTAACTGGCCACCGATCTCCAGATCAACTTGTTGCACGATCGCATCACCTGTTGTGATATTAGCTGAAGAAGATGTCACATACACCTTGTACACAAGGTCACCATTGCGAGACACAGTGACAGTGCCACTTCCACCCGCGGTAGTATTGGCTCCCTGGATCGTCTGCTGAATGCATTCCATCGAGAAGTTAGTGTGTCTGCGATAGACCACCTTAAAGAACGTAATTTGAGGATTACCTGTAAGGTAGATATCCTGAGCGCCGTAAGCAACAAGCTGCATAAGTCCTCCTCCCATTGTATGTTATACCACCTGCTAGAAAAAAATTTCAGATATAACAAACTTGTTAAAAAACCCGCGTCAAAATCGCGTTACAAAAAAGCAACTGATACTATCTTTACAAGATTACAAGATTACAAGACAAAGCTCACAAACAACACGAGCATCAATGCCTCATGAAATCGTAAGGGACGGAATCGTTCAGTAGAACCTCCGCTATTCTCTACCAGACGAGGCCACACAGCATTGTATGTGTATTGTACCACATATGTCTTTAACAACAAAAAGATGACTGCAAATGCTAACATCATCCATGTATCACCCAGATAATCTTTCATCAACTTTTTGGATACTGATTTCATTGCACCTCCTAGCATTGTTTATACCTCATTGTTGGATTTTAATTTTTGTAAAATCTCTGCGAATATTTCTTCTGTCTTTTTTGCATCCATATTCAAGTCAAGCACTTGTTTGACTGGATTCATTATCTGATTGGTGATATAAAAGGCATAATCCAGTCGTTTGTTGTGCTCTTTGATGTAATCCACGTGTTCGATGCGATCACCTTGTTTGACCGCTCGTTCTCTTGGTTTTCCTTTTCGGGGACCACTCTTGTATGGATTTTCTGTGTCATACAACACTTCATCCGGTAATTCAATATAGGCATATGGTATTCTGTCATTGGCTTTGGGTTTGTTTCCGGGATCTCTTTCTGCCATACGATCTGCTAATACTTTGTGTGCGATTTGTTCTGGATTTTTGTAATAGCCTCGCAATGATTTAGTTATGACAAACTTGCTGATATCTTTTTTCCCAATATCCAACAAGGCTTGTTCCATCCATTGTAATGCCTTCTCAAAGTTTTTCTCAATCATG